CAATCGCGCGAGAGACGTGCGTCCCGTGCGTCCCGTTTCATTCTCCGAGCAATGATTGAAATCATCGTGCGCTACTCCTGTACGCTCTGCGGCGTGCGAGACCGAACACTCGCCGTCCCGGCGCGCGAGGAAGCGGAGAACGTGGTCGTCTGGATGGAGCGCACGATCGCTCTCATCGGGGCCGACCACCATGAACAGCAGCCGGGGTGCATCGCACGCCAGTTGCACGATCTGAAGATTCCGATGGACGGCGCCGACTGGATCGGCGGTCCAGCAATCCAATGATCGACACCAACGATCCGGCCGCCGTCCGCGCCGAGGCGGAACGCCGCGCGAAACTGCGGGAAAAAGGTGCCCGGACCTTCGGCGCGCCGGATTCGGTCAGCGCAGCGGTCGACGCGCGCGCCCTCGAGAAGCAGATCGAGCGCGCGGGCGACGTGCTGATGCAGCAGCTCGGGTTCGAGGTCATCAAGTTCTCGCACCCGGGTAAGACGCAGCAGACCCCCGGGATTCCTGACCGCCGCTACTATCGCCGGCCGCGCATCGTCGAGCGGATCGACGGCAGGTTCTGGACGCCGCCGCTGGCGGTCTGGGTCGAGTACAAATCCGCGACGGGCTCGCAGCGACCAGGACAGAAGCTGTTCGAAGAGATGGTCGTAGCGTGCGACGAACACTACGTGCTTGGTGGCATCGCGGAGCTGCGGGCGTGGCTCGTCGCGCAGGGGATCACGGACGGCTAGCGCGATTCGCCCGACAGGCCGAACACAGAGGCGGCATCCTCCACGGATGCGGCCTTTTTCGCATTCTGCCATATCCAAACTCTTGCAAGTTGCAACATTGAGTGTGTCTATTTGACCCGTTCGGTCGTATGTTCCCGTAAGGGGTGTCCATGTGACACGCGCACGGAAATCAGCCAAGGCGTCTCTGCTCAATGCCCGCCAGCTCCGGTTTGTCGAGGAGTACGTGGTCGATTTGAACGCCACCCAGGCGGCGATTCGTGCCGGGTACAGCGCCAAGACCGCGTCGCAGAGTGCGTCTCGGCTGTTAAGGCATGTTAAGGTCGCGGAGCGTATCGCCGCCCGGCAAAAGGCGCTCGGCGCGGCGACCGAGTTGAGTCAGGAGCGGATCCGCCAAGAGCTTGCCACGCTTGGGTTTTCGAGTCTTCCGCACTACGTGATCGACGACAATGGCGACGTGACGCTGGCGCCTGGTGCGCCGCCCTCCGCCATCCGAGCTGTGTCTAGCGTCAAGCGCAAGCGCCGCGTGATCCCGCAGGGCGAGGGCGTGGATCCCATCGTCGAGATCGAAACGACGTTCAGGCTATGGGACAAACCCGCCGCGCTCAGGCTCGGCGGTCAGCACCTCGGCATGTACAAGGACGGGATCGACTTCACGAGCGGCGGGCAGCCCATCAAGAATCTCGCATCGGTGAAGGTGGTGCTCGTGCCAGCTCCAAAATCCGCCGACGATGCTGACGGCTGACGCGACGGACGGCGTCATCCTCGAGCTCGAAACGCCCGAAGCATTCGGGTTCCTGTACGATCCCCCGCTGGGCAGCGTTCGCTACCGCGTGAGCTGGGGCGGCCGCGGCGCCGGCCGGTCGTGGCAGTTCGCCCGCGCGCTCTTGGTGCATGGTCTCGCCCAGCCGCTTCGGATTCTCTGCGCGCGCGAGTGGCAGTCGTCGATCAAGGACTCGGTGCATCGCGTGCTGTCGGACCAGATCGCGGCGCTTGGGCTCAACGATCACTACCGCATTCAGGGCCGAAGCATCGCGGGCACGAACGGCACGGAGTTCATCTTCAAGGGACTCAGGCGCGATATCGCCACAATCAAATCGACCGAGGGCATCAACCTGTGCTGGGTCGAGGAAGGGCAGACGGCGTCCGACCATTCGTGGCGCGAGCTGACCCCTACGATCCGCGCCGACGGATCCGAAATCTGGGTGACGTTCAACACCGGGGCCGGCAACGACCCGACCTACCTCCGGCTCGTTGCGCCGACGATTCCGGAACATCCGCTTTACGACCCCTTGTTCAACGGCATCGTCCGGAAGACGAGTTACCGCGACAACCGGTTTCTGCCACGAGTACTTAAGGACGAGGAGCGAGCGACCTACCGCCGCGACTCCGAGGAGCACGCGCACGTCTGGGGCGGCGACTTCTGGCGTCGATCGAAGGCCCAGGTGCTGAACGGCAAGTGGCGTGTCATGGAATTCACTCCCGACGAATCGTGGGGCCATCCCTACTTCGGCGCCGACTGGGGTTTCGCGCACGATCCGACGGTGCTCATGAAGCTCTGGGTCCGCGACTCGCGCCTCTGGATCGAGTACGAAGCGGGCGGCATCGAACTGGACGAAGCCGACACTGAGCGCGCGTTCGACACCATCCCCGGCAGCCGCGACTATCTAATCCGAGCCGACTCGGCACGGCCGGAGACCATCGCTGCCATGCGGAAACGCCGGTTCCGGATCGAGGCCGCGCCCAAATGGGAAGGCTCCGTCAAGGACGGAATAAGCCACCTCCGGAGCTATGAGGAAATCGTCATTCACCCGCGCTGTACGCGAACGATTCAGGAAGCGCGGCTGTGGCGGTACAAGACACGGCCTGGTGCATCAGGCGATGCGCACGCCGCCGACGCGGAGATCCTGCCGGCGCTGGTCGACGGGAACGACAACACGTGGGATGCCTCGCGGTATGCGCTCGCGCCGCTGATCAAGCCTGCGCGCCGTGTGGGCGTGCTGTTCGCGAGCGCGCCGGCCCGCCACAAATGCGCCCACTGTGACGCGTCGTACGTCGATCGCGAGGGTGAGGTGTGCGCGGGGTGCGCGGCGATGGCGACCGCCCCCGCACCACCAGTCACGCCACGAGAGTTGAGGCGCCGACTCGTCGAGGCGGCACGCAACGGGGCCAAGTCGTGAGCATTCTCTCACGGGTCACCGAAGCGCTATCGCGTCCATTTCCCTCGACACTCTCGCCGTCCCCGTCGTCCTCGCTCGTCAAAACCGTACCAGCTCCCGCTGATACGAAGGCATCCAGCACGAGCCTGCTCCCCCGCGGCGCGTACGGGCCAGCCCGCGTGTTCTTCAGCAGCGACGGCGGCCGCACGATCACCTACCTCGATGGCTCCGAGCTGTCGGCCACCAGTCTAGCGTTCGCCGCCTATTGGTTCGCCGCGACCCGATGGCGCGCGCAGAAAATCGCCGAAGCGCCGTTGATGGTGGTCGCGGAGGATCAAGAGACCGGTGATGACGAATGGCTTCCGGATCACGAACTCGCGGAGGTGCTCGACCAGCCGAGCCCCGACTACGACATGGGCGAGTTGCTGGAGACGACGAGCCACTATCTCGACAACGGCGGCGCGGCGCTCTGGGTAAAGGACACCGACAAAGCTGGCCGTGTTGCGCGGATCGCGCCCTTCGCTCGCAATGAGTTTGAAGTGAAGTCGGACGGCACGCGAATGTTCGCAACATTCGACGTGCAGACGGCCAAGGGACTGGAGACCAAGCAGGCGGAGGACGTTTGCTATTTCCGCGATATGGTCGGCGGGTGGAAGTCGGGCAAGTCGCGGCTCGACGTCGCCGCGTCGGCGCTCTCGCTCGGCGCGAGCGCAATGCAGACCATTCGCGACTTGCTCAAGAATTCGGTGTGGCCATCCGGCGTCTCCATCCCGGACAAGGACTGGAACCCGCCGCAACAAGAACTGGACCGCTACAAGGCGGACCTCGCGGCCTATGGCCAACCAGGACGAAAGGGTGAGCCGTTCGTCCTACTGGGCGGCGGCAGCTTCACGCCCCTCTCGGCGGCGCTTGAAGACCTCGTGCCCGGGGAAATCCTGAACCGGGTGGAGTCTGTCGTTGCCTCGGTCTCGGGCGTGCCGGCGATCGTGCTGCAATTCCAAGTTGGCCTCGAGAACTCGCCATGGTCGCAGATGGCGGACGCCAGGCGGATGGCGTACACCGATACGATCGCGCCCTCGTGGCGGAAGCTCGCCGGTGTGCTGACGCGCCAGATGCTTCGGCCAGTCGACGAGGACCCGACCCACTTCATCCGCTTCGACCCGTCGAAGATCACCGACCTGCAAGTCGATCAAGAATCGGCCGTGTCGATCGCCGTGATGATGGGCCGCGCGGCGTCGCTCAACGAGCGCCGCACAAAGATGGGGCTCGAGCCGCTCGATGATCCCAAGGCCGATGAGATCCCGGAGTTGACCCCGCTGATTCCACCACCGCCCGTAGCTGGCGCCGCGTCCGCTGCTGCTGAGAAGAGTCTGACGAGCCGTGACATCATCGACATTCGTGTGCTCGGACCCGATGAGCAGGTCACACGCGATCGCATGGAACGCAAGCGCCAGGGATCCGCGCTCCTCGCCGCCTTCCGCACCGAAACGGAAACTGTCTGGCAGACCGCGGCTCACCGGCTCCTCAAGAACGACGCCGACGCTATCGCGGAGATCGTGACGGCGATGCTGGTCGACGTCCAGCCTGAGGGGAAGGGACGTCGCGTGCTCGAGGCGAAGGCGCGTGGCAAAGAGCGCGTGCTGTCCGCGGTCTCAGGCTACCTCCGGGACGAAGGCCGGCGCGCGTGGGCCAGGTCGTCGGGCCCGCTGATGGTGCGCGCCGCGGAACGCTCCAGCGCGGTCGTCGCCGCCGATCTGTCGGTCTCGTTCTCGGCACTCCATCCGCACGTCTTGAAATTCGCCTCTCGCGAATCGGGGCGGCTCGTCACGCAGGTGACAGCGACCACGAAAGAGTTCGTCGCCGATACGCTGACGAAGGGTCTGGAGGCCGGCGACTCAACCGCGACGATCGCAAGCGCATTGCGCGAAGGAGCGGCGTTCTCAAAGGAGCGCGCGACGCTGATCGCTCGCACCGAGACGACGGGCGCCTTTGCCGGAGCTCCAACCGAATCGCTCGCCGCGCTCGGGAAGGCGGAGGGCCGGCGCTTTACGAAGACATGGAGCACCGCGCTCGATGATCGTGTGCGCGATGAGCACGTCGCGCTGGAAGGCGAGACGGTCGACGTCGACGCCGTGTTCTCGAACGGGCTTGGGTTCCCTCAGGAGCCGAATTGCCGATGCACACTCTTGTATAGCGAGGTCGACGTATGAGCTGGTCCCGGATGGCGCTCGGCACACCGAGCCACGTCAAAGCCACCGCCGCAAAATGGGCCGCCGAGCAGCAGGCGCTCGATAGCGGAAGCCCCGCACTCGAGGGACATCAGCGCCAAGTCGCCACCGCGGCCAAGGTCGTCGCGCTCGTCTGCGATACGCTCGAACCCAATACGCTCGTCGATGTCACCGTGTCGGGGCATCACATCGGCGACGCACTCTCGAATTCCGGCCAGATCCATCTCACGTACAAGGCACACGAGACCGACCTATGAAAACGCTCACGCATTGCTCCGTACGCTTCGAGATCAAAGCGGTCGCGGAGGCCGCGTCCGGCGAGCGCACGTTCGAAGGACTGGCCGCCACCTGGGACAAGGACCTGGGCGGCGACATCATCCACAAGGGCGCGTTTAAAGAGTGGCTCGCCGGGTGGAAGAAGAGCGACGAGGCGTTGCCACTGCTCAACAGCCACGACCACTGGAACATCCTGTCCGCGCTCGGACAGTTGACCGAAGCAAAGGAGACCGATCAGGGCCTCTGGACGAAATGGGAAGTCCTCGACGGGCCAGACGGTGATGGGCTCCTGGCGCGTCTCCGGCCATCGAAGACGACCAAGCGGCCGATCGTCGGCAAGATGTCGATCGGGTTCATCCCGGAGGAATTCAACTTCGAGCAGCCGAAGGGCACCACGGACTTCTGGGACCGCATCCGCCACATCACGAAAGCGGACCTGGTGGAAGTGTCAGTCGTGCTGTTCCCGATGCAGCCAGGCGCGTCGATCGACGCGTCGACCGTCAAGGCCATGATCGTCGCGGCGAAAGCGACGGATGCCAAGACGCTAACCGTCGACACGAAGGTCCAACTCCGCGCGCTTGCGCAGCGGATTGGGTTATTGTTAAAGACGACGAAGGACGCCACTCCCCCAAAGGACGAGGCGTCCGACGATGACTTGGCCGATCCGGCCGAAGCTCCGCCCGCCTCTCCGCCGAACCCGGCTCCGCCGGCCATCGTCGCGGACGACGCCTCGGACGCTCCGCCCGCCGCCGACGATTCGGGCAGCACCGGAGACCCGCCGGCCGCGAAGGCCGTGCCTGAGCCCTACCCGTATGCCGACGCGCTACGGCAGCGGCTTCAGGCCACGCTCCTCAGGAACCGCGTCTCCGCGATCCGACCCTCACCGTAAGACTTTCCTCATCTCCCCGTGGAGGGGAACCCATGTTACAACCACTAGTATCCCGAGGCGGCTTCGTGCTCCGTAAGGTGCGCGGCGCGCTGGCGGGATGCGCGCAGTTCGGTACGATCGGCGGCAGCTCGACCCTCCGCGCCGAGGACGCCCGCTGGTCTCCGCTCGCGGCGATTGCGATGCTGGCGCTCGTGTTGTTCGCGCTCGTCGCGCTGTTCACGATCGCGCCACCGGAGCATCTCGCGTCGCTCTCGATGCTCGGCCTCGTCGGCATCACCAACGTCGCCACAGACAAGAAGAGCGGCACGACCGCACAAAAGTCGGCGAACATCCGCGCCATGGAAGCGAACCTCAAGGCGCTCGCGAAGGAGCTGGAAGCGGGACAGCTCGAGATGGAGTCAGGTTCGATCTCGGCCGAGCGCGGCGAAGAGCTCGAGTCCAAGGCGA